GGTGCAGGTGACATCTTCCGCATCAACGAGCAGACGTTGAATACGGACGTGACGATTGAGAGCAGTGAGAACGCAACGTGTGCTGGACCGCTCACCATCGCCAACGGTGTGACCCTCACCGTGAACGGCAACCTGACCATCGTGTAGGTGTAACATGACGCAGCTTTTCGTAGATACGCTGGCGAACGAGGCCGGGACGGGGCCGACCGAACTGACGGGGCAGAGTGCGGCGAAGGCGTGGGTTTCTTGGAACGGAACACCATCTGTCCTTGAGAACCTGAACATTTCCGGTGTTACGGATACTGGGGCCGGTCAGTTCACATTTTCACTAACAAATAGCATGTCAAGTGCTAATTACAGTTCTGTGGCTTCCAGTAACCAAGGCCGAACTGTTGTTTCTAGTGACCCAAAAACGTCAGAAATATCGACCGATAACTTTAATACGGCTGCCACTTTCTCAGATAATGCTGGTAGCTTGGTCGCCCACGGCACCCTCGCGTAACGGAGCACGGTAATGACCCTCGTAGTAGATCGACTGCAAGACGACGGCACCGGCAACTCCGACGCGGTGCAGGATATCATTGATGGGCGGGCGAAGGCTTGGGGCGCGATTACATTTAGTGGGGGCACACCAACTTTACAACAGTCGCACAATGTTTCGTCTGTGACCGACGTAGGAGTAGGTGTAACAGATTTCAACTTTAGCACTAGCTACGCTTCTTCTAGGTTCTCGGCTGCAACCTCTAACAATGAAAGCGCCAATAATAATATTTTTGCCGGCACAGGCGACGTTTCTAGCACTAGAACTAACGTTAATGGGTCTGTTGACAACGATAATAGTGTATCGACTTTCGGCACCCTCGCCTAACGGAGAAACACCATGAGCACTGGCGTTAAGACACACCGCATCACCGACCCCAACGACGACACGCGGTTCGTGGACGTTGATCCGTATGTGATTGACGGTATTCCTCGGTTTTCTGTCACGTTCAATCCGTCTGATAATGGAATAGACAAGTCATTAAATGCATCATCTGCAACAGATAACGGGACTGGTGACTATACCTTTAATTATACTAACAGTTTCGGCGACAACTTTTACAATAACCAGGTATCACAAGATTGCGTGTCTTCCGGCGCTAGCGACAACGACGCCCGACTTTACGCAAGAAGTGTATCAGACCAAGATGTTAGCCACGGCGCATTTCAGAACGGTTCATCAAACACGTTCTCAGACCCAAATCTGATGTACTCTATGGCGCTTGGCAATTTGGCCTAACCATGCAACTCCAAGACCTTAAACTCTGGCAGCGCGAACTGGCCTTGGCAAACGCGGGCTACCTGCAAGACGCACCGCAGCCCACGCAGTGCATCGTGTGGGAGGACCCGGTGGACCTCGACGCGCCTGCCAAGATCACGATGCCCTCGCCACAGTGGCTCCGCATGGCGACGCTGGGCGGGGTGCTGCCGCCGGTTGAGGCGTACCACGATGCGCGGCTCAGCATCGAACTCACCGATGGCCGCAGCTACCAGGGTGTGACCTATCTGGAGGCCCAAGACCTGCGGCTGTTCGCCAAGGAAAAGGGCGAGCAGGTGCGTGAAGAGCGCGTGACCGACTATCCGGTCCACGCCGCGCCGGTCATCAGCAGCATGACCGAGCGGGAGGCGCTGGAGTATATTCTTTACAAGGACGTACCCGCACGGGCCTGGAGCAAGGCGCATGGCGCCTCGCACAACCGGCCCAACTTTGTAATTGCGCCGCGTGAGAACGTCCCGACAAATCGCTTTGTACGGAACGCGTGGAGCCTGAACCCGGACCCGACCTCGCCCATCGAAACGGACATGCTGCGCGCTCGCGATCTGTTCAAGCAGCGCGTGGCGAACCAGTACCTGACGCGCAAGCGCACGCTGGAGGAACGTCGGGCCGTTGCCATGCTGACAGGCGAGCCCGTTGAGGACCAGCTTGCGGCGCTTGAACAGATCGACTTGCCGGCCTTGCGCATAGCCGCTGACAAGGCGCAGACTGCCGAAAAACTTGAAGAGCTTGTTCCGGAGCCGCTTCGGGAGGCCTGACGCATGACCATGGTGCCGCTGCGCATCCAGCCCGGCATTCTGACCGAGGCGACGGACCGCGGGGCGCAGGGGCGCTTCGTCGATGCGGACAAGGTACGTTTCCGGCAGGGGTGGCCGGAGAAGTTGGGCGGCTGGCGCAAGATCATCGACGAGCAGGTCAAGGGTGTGCCGCGGTCGATGATCGACTGGCAGGCGAACGACCGCTCCGGCTTCATCGCCATCGGCACCAGCGAAAAGCTATACCTCTTCACCGGCGGCGCGCTGGTCGACATCACGCCGTACATCGCTGCGACCCCGGCTTTCGGAGGCAGCGACAGCACGCTATCCGACCCGTTTACGACGTCGTCCGGCTCCGACCTCGTGGACGTTAATGTGTCTAGCCACGGGCTGAGCGTAGACACCTGGGTCGAGTTTTCTAACGCCAACACGTTCAACGGCATCGACCCGAACGGCGAGTGGCAGGTCGTTGCCATCATCGACACCGATAACTACACGATCCAAGTTGACAGCGCAGCGACGGCGAGCGGGTCGGGTGGCGGCGCCAGTGTTGAATACGCCCACCAGTACCCAGCCGGTGCCAGCGACGCTACGGCCGGCTACGGCTACGGCGCCGGCGCGTATGGCACAGGCACCTGGGACACTCCGCGTTCGGCCTCGGACATCAGTCTATCGGCGCGCATATGGTCGCTGGACACCTGGGGCGAAGACCTCATGGCTTGCCCGCTCCCGGGCGGCCCGATCTTCTACTGGGACAAGTCGAACGGCACCAGCAATCGGGCGACCGAGATCGCGAACGCGCCGGATGGCAACGCGTTTATCCTGACGTCGGCCATCGACCGGCATCTGATTGCGTTCGGTGCCGTGCCGGTCGGCAGTGCAAATCAGGACCCGCTGGTGATCCGCTGGTGCGACCAGAACAACTTCAACGACTGGACGCCGGACGCCAACAACACCTCCGGCGAGCGGCGCATCGACAAGGGCTCGCGGATTATCACGGCCATCAACGTCGGCCGAACGATCCTGTTCTGGACCGACCTGTCGGTCTACACCATGAACTTCGTCGGGCCGCCGGCTATCTTCTCGATCCAGTTCGCCGGCGACCACAGCGGCATCGCCGGCCCGCTGGCACGCGCGTCGTTCGGCGGTGTTGTCTATTGGATGGGGCGCGACAACTTCTGGTACTACGACGGGCAGGTGCAGCAGTTGCCGTCGGACGTGCGCAACTACGTGTTCGACGACATGAACCAGAACCAGTCCGACAAGTTCTTCGCCGGCGTGAACCGGCAGTTTGCTGAGGTCTGGTTCTTCTACGCCAGCGAGGGCAGCCCCGACATCGACCGGTACGTCATTTTTAACCCGCGCGAAGGTCACTGGAGCATCGGCACGCTGGACCGCACGGCATGGATCGACCGCGGCGAGGTGTTCCCGCACCCATCGGCGATGAACCGCAGCGGCTTTCTGTATGGCCACGATGTTGGCTTCGACGCTGACGGCCACCCCATCGACTGGTTCCTGGAGACGTACGACCTGGAACTGCCGGCGGGCGAGCAGGACCCGGCGGGCGGGCCGGGCGGCCGGCTGTTCCGCGTTCGCCGGCTGATCCCGGACTTCTTTCAGCGCGAGGAGAACATCGACGTCCAGCTACGGGCCCGGAAGTACCCGAACGGCGTGCAGGTAACGCGCGACCGGGTGCTGAAGGCGGCGGACAACTTCATCCCGGTCAAGCTGCGCGGCCGGCAGATCGGCATCCGGCTGTCCGGTAGCTCGACCAAGTTTTGGCGCGCCGGTCACTGGCGCGGCGACATCATCCCGCACGGAGATCGCTGATGTCCTTCAAAGGCGCCGCTCTGCCGCGGTTCAACGATGCGCAGCTTAGGCAGTTGACCGAGATACTGGAGAGCCGGCTGGTCGAAATTGAGCAGCCGATTAGCCAGAAGGCGTACGACGTCTCCAACTTCACCGAAAAGCGCACGCTGGACGCCGGCAGCGCCACAGCGACGGACGTCGCCAACTTCCTCGCGACGCTGACCCAGGACCTGATCGACCGCGGCGACCTCAAGGGCACGCGCAGGTTCGACTGATGACCATCATCCGCCCGGCCACGCACGCTGACGTTGGCGGGATGCTGGTGGTCGGCAAGCGGATGTGGTCCGAGACCGATCACGCCATTCTGGACCTGGACATGAACCGGGTCGAGGCGGCCTTCGTCGACAAGATCGACCGGCAGTTCGCCATGGTGGTCGATCACGGCGGCGAAGTCGTGGGCGTGATCACTGCGTTCATCGACCGCTTCTGGTACAGCCAGGACCCTGTCTCGTTCTTGCAGATGTGGTACGTTGTCCCAGAGCATCGCCGGGGTTTACTCGGCGGGCTCATGATCCGGCACTACGTCCGCTGGTCCAAGCGGCAAGGTGCGCGGGTCATGTACGCATACACGACGGC